TTTCTTTGCTTTAATGTTGTAGCGAAGCTCTTTATCAACCTCCGCACCAAAGCGTTCAACGACTCGATTTCTGTATTCCTTGAAAGTCTTATCCACAGTCGCATAGGCTGCTGCCAGTGCTACATTTCTCTTCTTGAGAATATTGTGAGACGCAACAATACTTGCTATGGATAAAGTTCCAAGGGCAACAGCAGGAGCATAGAGCTTAGCAACTTTTACGCCAGCCTGTACATAAACAATAGCCAAATCTTTCTTTGCATCGTCCTTAGAATACTCCGTCGCCAGTTCCTCATTTTCAGCACATTTGTGAATAGCATCAATATCTTTCTTGGACTTCTCCAATACGCTGTCTAACTTAGTTGTTGCATGGCAAGCCATAACAGCACTTGCAACGGTACCAACAACACCAGCCACTATCAGAATCTCAGGGCTATGCTTCTTAAGTTTCACACTTACTTTGCTGAAGGTCGTGGAAACGTTCTTCATGATTTCTTCTTTCTTCATATCAGTTATTCTCCTCTTCAATTTTTTCTTTCTTCTCTAAATGATCGATCAAGTGCTGCGTGTACCACATGATCTTTTTCAAATCCTGAATGCCGTTTTTATTTTTCCAGCGGCACGCATACTTGATAATGTTACCAGTATCGGTTGCTTCGATACCTTTTAAATCGAAAGTGAATGCCTCAATAACATCGATCACTTCCAAACCTGTTTCTGACTGATAATGGCTCGGATGAGACACCATTTTATCGTCTGATTCGTACATAAATATCCCTCCTAGTTCAACGGTAATGCCTTCGGAAGTTTAATCATGTATCCGTCTCTCACACGAATTACAGATGCATTCCGAATATCAGTCCAGCCGTATTTATTGTCTGTATAGTTGCCAGAAACGCCAACCAGATCATAGAAATCGGCGACACTAACTACCTGGTATGTGGCAATAAGCTCGTCCATTCTTTCCAGGACATCTTCCGCCTCGCCACGAGATTCCAGAATAATATCATCATAATCGTATCCAGTTCGTGTTCTTGATACGTTTCCCGAATCTCGTCGATCCCGATCGTCATAATACTTACGGTAAGAGATCTTGGATGACGTTGACGATCTCCCTCCCCTTGAGTTTCCGCTAACACCAAGGAATGCTCTGACAGCATCCAAGATAATGTCTTTTACGGCTGGAACCACGATGTCTTCAAAAATATAGCTTTTTACATCGTCTACATCTTCCGGAACAAATACGTTCGTAATCTTCTGAAGACCATTCTTTTTCTTTGATTTGACAGAACCACTGACAACCTTTTCAACTCTTTTCTCCGGAATATCATCATTCTGGTTCTGTCGTGATTTATGGGAATTGGATTTGTATTCCTCCATCTCTAAATCTCCTTTCAATTAACCGTTACCACTTTTCCAGGGAGGGTTATCCTCGTACTTGGAATACGGTTTGTTTTCTTCTTAAACTGATACACCAGATTACTCCTGGCTTTCTTTTCAGACGCCGCGTATGTAGAACCCTGCCATCTATTTGCAACGCAGGTATCAAACTCCATAACCGGTCCGTCGTACATATACTGATTCATAGGACACCTCCCTTAAAAAGCAAAAGGGAAAGCACCCTGTTATAGGTACTCTCCCTCTGTCTGAATCATCGATTCAATTCTTATTCAGAATCCTCTTCTGTCTCTTCATCGATATCCGTAAACTCTCCGTCGACGATATCGCCCTTCGGCTGAGTTACAACCGTCTTACGATTCTCACGCCAGTTCTTGAATTTTGCTGTGGCCGGAACGACTACAAATTTGTAGGTTAATGCACCTGCAATCATAGCCAATCCGATAGTGGTCGCTAACTTCATACCGCCGTCAGAAGCCGCCTTCACGATCTCCTCAGTAGTTGTTTCGATAACCTCTTCGTTGTTGTTCATGATTTCGTTGTTCTCCATAATATGTTCTCCTTTCAGATTTGAAATATGTGGTTCTTCCATAATAGTGTTTGTAAATTCTGCGAACCTTACATTAAGTTGCGGAAGTCGTATCTTGGACCATATCCATAGTCGATAACAAGACAAGGTGTTCCGTCCGTAGCAAGCTGAGAACTGAATCTCAGATCGATATATCCATTATCAATATTCCAGCCAAGATCATCACCAAGCTTAATAGGCTCTAATCCAACCTCATAATAGAAATCATTAAGTGAAATATACATTTCATCTCGCATTTGACGATTTAATTCATTCTCGGCCTTTTTCAATTTGTCGATGTCTGACTTAAAATATCTTCCGGACACAGCATCAAAACATAAAGTATCGCCTTTTGCTGTGACGATGACCTCCTTATTTTCAACAGGATTTTTCTCAAGGCGTTCCTTAGCAACCGCGTCCCTCACAGTCTGTTCCTTTTTCTCGCCGATTGTCTCTACTACCTTTTTTTGATAATCTCTCAACGTTGATTCGGAAATGGTGTACGCTGCGGTCAGTGCCGCATTTCTTCTGGCATTAACGGAACTTGCCCCGATAAGACAAGCTACTGATACTGTTCCAGTAACTGCCGCGGGAATATAACATTTCCAAGCGGTTTTAACGACGTCCATCGGCTCCAGTTTATCTGCCTGCTGACGTCGCTTTTCCTCATCCAATAATTGGATTGCTTTAGGAGTAGATCGTACTGCCATTACGGTAGTCGTAATCATTCCGGCAATTCCAACTCCAGTGAGGATTTCAGGACTATGCTTTACTGTAGCTGTTTTTACATTTCTACAGATCTTAGTCAAATTAGGTTTCTGCATTTCAGTCTATCCTCCATAAAATATAAACGGGGCACAAGGCCCCGCGATTTTAATTAACCAACCGGGAAGACCGGACGAACTCCACGAGAGGTCGAAGCGGCGCCGTAGTTCGCATTGCCACCGCCGCTCACATCGGCAAAGCTAGCCGAAGAAACGACGTCTCTTAACCACTGGTTGTAAGATCTGTTTACGATGAATCTCGGACATACCATGAACAGCGCCAGCTGAGTCTTGCTGATTGTGTAGATAGTCGGAACTGTTGAACCATCAGAAGTTGGACTGAAATGAGGATGGCCATACATCATAGGTTCGTTCGGGAGCTCAATGCTGGAATCGAACCATGCTCCACCTGACGGTCTTCCATTTGCAACCGCATTGCACAGGTATTCTCTGTGAGTAAGAACAGACCCCTGGAAAGCCGCATTTACGATTGTTTTGGCGTTTGCCAAGTTACTCTTGTACATCGCAGAGCCCACATATCCACCGGTCGTAACATTGGTAGTATTCATCTGCGCATTGTAAAGCGCCTCATCCGGCATGATAACGAGATGATGGCTGGTAAATGCAGTATCACCGCAGTTGTACCAGTAATCCATATCAACGATACGCCAAATACGACCTCCGATACTCCAATAGTCGCCAAGGAACATTCCTTTAAAGGAACCGTCCTTAATAGCAGCTTTCTGTACTGCGGTCAGCGCTGTACCAAGATTCTTGCCTCTGAAGAGTACCCGGCGAAGCTCCACCGGAGCAAAGCCATCAAGCATAGCAAAGAGTGCGTCTTCAGCTGCAATAGCCTTGTTTCCGTCCGTAGTCCCGACGAGTAATTTGTTACCGGATACCAGCTCGTTGATCTGGGTGAGTTCGGAAAGATTTACTCCTCCGATAAAATCTTTGGAACTTAAAAGACCGATTAACGCCTTTGCTAAAGCATCTGCCGCAATGGTCTTTGTCCCGTTAGGTCCGTCAAGCAGGAAAATATTACTTGCTGCTAACGCCTGGACCTTTTCGTAGTCTGTGATTTTCATTTAATGAATCCTCCTTTATTTGATGACAAAAATAGCCCGACCTTCGATAACATCGCCATTGCTGTCACGGAGAAGATCACTGGAATATGTACGTCCAATGACCGTATCCAAATTGCTGTCAGTAATGGGTGCGTCCGAAGAATCGAGCACGTCTCCGTAAGTACGGTATCCATTATCATAAAGCTTCTGATATACCGTGTATTCGTTTTCAAGGTTGGAACTGAACTGGTTAAGAATATCTACCTGCTTCTGCAATTCCAGCAGCTTCTTAGCAAGGCTTGCCGCCGTATTGCCATCTAACAGTGCCTGTAACTGATCAAACCATTCTCGAAATTCTGTTTCTGACTTCTGTTTCCAGTCAGCCATTTCCGCAGTATTGATGCTTGTGTATTCGTTGAACCACGCCTCCCATTTTTCTTTCCAATAGGTACTTATGGCTTCCATATCTGCTGTATGCTCCGAGTACCAAAGGTTCCACTGAGCTTCCCATGTCAAATATGCAGACTGAATCTCCTCAGTTTGTGCCAGAAACCAGGTAGACCACTGCTCTTTCCAAAACTTATTTGTTTCTTCCATATCGGTAGTCTGCTTTTCGTAGAACTCTTTCCACTGGTCCTGCCATTGAGCAATCAAATCATCGATTTCGACCTTGTCCAATGGAGCCGTTACGAATGGACACTCTGAAGTTCCAACGCAGTTCGTGATGTTTGCCTGTCGAATAGAAGTAACTCCGGCGCCGACATAAATATACGCCAGCGGATATTGCCAGCGATCATTTGTCTTCACCATCGTAGGTTTCGTTGGATTCGATGCTGGGGTTCCTTTAATGATTTTGATGTCATTTGCTCTGACGGCCTCTCTCGAATCCACTTCAAGCACAACTGCATCATATCGGTTCAGCAGAATCTCGGACTGTGGAACTACTAACGGTAACAGAGCGTCATTCAGCGTCCAAGTGTGATTGAACCAGGCTCGTCCGACACCAACGTTGATAATCATTGCTTCCGATTCTTTTACAACCATTGCAGTTCCGACATGCTGCAATATTCCGTCCTGAATGATTCCATCGAAAATGCTGGACATCTGAATAGCATCGTAGCGCCGATCTCCTTCTTTTGAATTATAAAATCCAAATGTTACACTCACTTCTTCATCACGCTCCTTCCTGTTCTATAGTCTTAAAAGTCGGATAGACGGAATAACCGTCCTTATCTTCTGAACGAACAATTTCAAGAATACGAGCTTTTGTCTCGTGTCCGTATTCGTTCGCAATCTGTACAATGTCCCCGTTAAAGAAATCTTTTCCATACTGGAACATGATAGTTGTTTCTGTTTCTCCCTCGAATGAGGTAATGCTCACATTTTCAGCAAGCTTTTCTTTTCCTCTTTGCTGCAACTGTGCCATATACTCGGCATCGGTCAACGCATCATCGCTTCCAACATTTGAAGAAATGTCACGAGCGTCCGTAAACAATTCTCTGCGATTCAAACCAGAGCCACCACCAACCGTAGTATATCTTCGATCGGCGCCCTCACCTTCTCCACCAACCAAGGTCACTGTCTTCAACGAAGCTTTAGATTCGATGTAGTTACTATTGATGATGTTCTCGAATTTCGGTGAAAATATAACGTAGGGATTCTCCGTCTGATCGTATGATCTATCTGAACCGGCATACAACTCAAATACGAACTGCTTTTCATCATTCAGAGTGATCTTGAAACCGATACCCTGCTCCTCGCAAATTTTCTGGATGACATCATACAGGTTATCTCCCGTGTACTGAGCTTCCAGTTTCAACTTTGTAATTGCTGGATCGGTTGATTCTTTGAAAATAAAGTTTGGAATTTTTCGATTGCTGTCTGACGGAGAAATTACATTCTCGTTGAGCAGTGTTTTTATTCCATTTTGAAGATTTCCGCTTAATAGTTTCTGTCCCCAGACGATTCGCCTGTCGAGGATAGATTCTAATGAACGCCCAGTAACCGTTACATGGTTACCGTCTTCGGTATCTGAAGTAATCTGGATTTTCTCCACGATCATCACATGTTCAGATTCCTTGCTCTGCAAATAGTAATCCTGTTTGATGTAGTCAAGAAGACCCTCTCGCATTGCTTCATACAGTTCAAAGTCACCGTAAGCGTAATACCGATCTGTCCAGATGAAGGACTCGTACGTATCCACAATAGAGACAGCATCTAGGTTGGTGTTTAAAATTGTCACATCCATAGTGCTTATACCCCCTCGTAGACTATACGGTTCTCAATCTTAAACTGTAAATTTGTACTTCCGTACTCAGCCGTATAAGCAAAGATGTTGTCGCCCTTCGCAAGCTGGAACCAATCAGCGTTTTTATCCAGGCAGTTCAAGATGTTTGTAGTCTTTCCGTTCCTAAGAAGCGTAATCGACTTGTTTCCTTTTACGGTGCAGATAATGATTTCATCACCTGCTATAATTCCAGAGCCAGTGAATTTCTCCAATTTATCGGTATCGATCCGCATCACTTCACGAGTACCGGTATTGTAGATCGTAATATTGCTGGCTTCACCGATTGCGTGAATCGTAATAGTCACTCCGATTTCAGCGTCGCCATTATATACAACCACCTGCTCTGTTTCATTTTTGATTTCTCCCATTTCTAGTAACGGGTCCTTAAGAGATTCATTACTGAAAGGAAACTCGAACAGTGCCTCTACACCATAGAAGATGGTTGTGTTGATTCCGTCTTTTCCGGCAGAGTAAAAGAAAGGATTCGGACACACGATTGAGATATCCGAACCCTCGTCTTTACTGAAGATTGTTGGGTCGTTTGATTCGACATACCCTTCAATCTCTGCCTGCCTATTATCGGTTTCGATAAGCATTGTGAGCTTCTTTTTAATAGGAAAATACTTGTATGAAAGCTGTCTTACGTCTTCAATGGAATCCTTCCACATATACGCAAGAGAAATAACAATGTTTCGGCTCGGCATCCTTGAAGAATTGAACAGACTTCCATCGTTTGTAGCGATTTCCGTCGTATTGATGTTCGCTTTTCCTGGTCCCAAGCCAGTTACAGACTTGATGATGAAACCGGATTCCTCCGGTCTCGCCAAATCAAGTCGGATACTATCGCCAAGATAGTTCGTAAACGTGACTGCTCGAATCAAGTTTCCACCATCCTTTCCATCGCCGAGAACTGATTCTTCGTCTGCCGATAAATCTCTGTTCTCGACAGTGCCTTAGGCGAATAGTTATTCTGTGTAAAGTTATAAGAGTTACCTGTATTCGGATTAGTATCTTCATTTTGAAGATTCCGTCCACGAGCTGCTGCAATTCCTGTGCTGACGGTTAAAGCCTGCGATCTACTGAACAGCGTATTCAGTCGATGACTCTTCTCTTCAACGTCTGACAGATCCAGAATCGGTCGAATCATAGGCTGAGTATCAACGCCGTTGTCGATCATATCCTTTACCTTTGCGATTGCGTTTCCAAGACCTGTTTTTGCTGATTTAGCCATATCAGCACTTGCATTGTATGCCTTTACTGCATAGGTTCCGATTGCATTGACGAATCCCAATCCAAAGAAATCACCGATATGGTATCCTACTCTGGAAGGTGAATGTTCGTCCAATTCGTCTTCTGCTGCTTCTGCCGCAGCCCTTGCCATTGCTCTGGCTTTCGCTTCTGCGCGATATGTGTTCTCACTGATTCCATCAGCAAAGCCCTCTACC